AACTGACACTACCAGACATATAGATGCGAGTTGGTGTTGCTAAGGGTAACACAAATCTAGCACATTCTTTAGCGATACCCTCCCTTAATAATTCATTATACAAATCCATGCCTTCGTTAAAATATTGTCTAATTCTCTCTTGTAAGAATTTAGTTTGTTTTTCTGGAATATCATCTATACTATTCTGACGATTCTTAGTGTCTTGTCTCCTTAAATCTGGCAGGGGTATATTTGCGTCTAGTAAATTAGTATCTGCGTATCTTTGGCTAAATTCTTGAAATGTAAAAGAACGATGTCTTAATATCTGTGCAGCAAGTCCTCTTGTAGTATTAATTTCAAGAGTCATAAACGCTTGCTCAAAAATAGACCAATGTTGATGTTTTATACAATATCTTAATAGACCTGCATAATTTTCATTGTCCTGATTATTAGGATTACTTACACGAGCACAATATGCCATGTGCTTTTCAGCATCGGGTGATACACTTACAAGAGATACGTTCATTTAAATCCTTTTGATGTTTTTTCTTCAATTATTGCTAGTTCGTTCTTAGCGGTTTTTAATTGTTCTTTGATTAATTTAAGTTTATCTTCATCATAAAGTTCTCTTTTTTTCAAAAGTCTCTCAAGTAACTTAATTAGTCTTTTTGCTCTACTAGTTTCGTTCATTCATCATCCTCAAAAATCTCATCATAACCCAAATCGTGAGGTTTTGACTTTTTTACCTCTTCATAAGTGTCCATCGTCAAATATGCATCAGTATCAGATAACACCTCTGCCTTAATATTGTCCACAACCAATTCAAGTTGACGAACCATTAATTTAAGTTTTTCTCTATCCATTACTTTTTGAAATATTTTTGAATTATATCTATTTGATCCTGATATTTTGCAATCATGTCTAATTCACCCTCTATTGCCTCTACAATATTTGAGTGCTCTCCAATACCAACAGGATTAGCCAAATAAACCTCAACGTTTGCAACATGTTTTTGAATGTCTCCTTGTGCATGAGCAAGAAGTGCTTTGATTAACTGTTCTCGCATAGTTCTTTGTATTTCTACTAATTATAACATAAAAAAAGAAGGGGTACAACCCCTTCGTTTTATTTTCCATATAGAAACTTAACTTCAGCAGTTATGATTGTGAGAAAGATAGCAGATGCTAAACATATCTCTAATGTTTCAATCACTTAAGACTTGTAAGTTCTTTTTCTTGTCTTACACCACGGTAAGTTAGATCGACCTTGTTAGTCTGCTTTGCTTTGTTTCTATCGGTGTCATATTTAACACCACGGTATGTGACTTGTGCCATTTTGGTTTCTCCTAAAGTAGTTGGAAATTTACACCTTTAACTCTTGCGAGTGATCCGTGTTCCCGTTCCTTCAGTCGGCTTTTGCGTCTCTACAATTCAAACCATATTTGTCACCAAAATCATAATACAGATCAATAATTTCCTGCCTATCTTCTGCACTAAGGTCAGGGTAGACTTTAGCACGATCAACAAGAGTGTTTATATCTGCACATGATACTGTAACTATAGTAGTAACAGCACTTGATGCAGCAATTAAAGTTTCAATCATAAGAGATGAACGAACCCGTTCCGAGTCGGCTTACTTGCGTCCAATGATATAAGCATCACAATCATCTGACACCTTAGTTCTTAAGTAATCTATGAGATACTCGTGAGCATCAGAGTTAAGATTCTTATCGCTAAGTATCTCAATTCTGTTTTGGTTCCATTCTGAGCAAGACATTTCCCAATGGGAAGCATTATGTTCAGCAAGGAGTGATGTCAGTAATGTGAGTTCTATCATTTGGATGAACGTAAAGGTATGTTAGCATACCCGCACTATTTAGTCAAGTAGTCTGTAGTAAAAGTTACAGAAAACCCTACAGGTCAAAAATTTGGCGGAATTTTTTTTGCTATATTTTTGGAATTACTTTCGCTTTTTGGATTTGGATGGACTTTTGTATCCCCACATAGCAGGTTTAATATTACCACCACCATAGTCTATACTCTTTAAGTTATTTTTAAACTTATCATAATACATATCAAATAGTTTTGTACGACTACCTCTAGTTAAGTCATAACAATCTCTTTCATTATGAATATAGTGAACTATAAGTGCATCTGTAGGAGCATTACGAGTATTACATTCAGATAGAGTTCCATTTTCAATAATTATTTCACAACCATAGTCTTCCTTATGTGATGACTTTTCCTCATCTGACCAAGTGCGGTTCTTCTTATGTTTGGTTTCAGTCACGCTTTATCTCTCCATTGTATATCGGGATATGCCTCCTCTACTATTGATCTAGAAATTTTATATTTGTCTTCTAAACTTTTTTCTTTTACTAAACACATTATTTCTGCTTCTAATGGATGAAGACCTGAAAGTAAGTTAATAAACATACTTTCTCTACGAAGGTTTTTCATACTGTCATTACCACCCTTCACAAAATGATAGAACTTCGTGCATTCTCTACGAATTGTTGTTCTACCTTGCTGATCAGTAACACCCATAGAAAATGAACCAGTCTCATACATGCTACGGGTCTGCATATCTATTTTTTTAGATAAAGTTCCGCTTGAAGAGGTTTGTTCACCATATGATTCGTAAGGAACCTCGCCTGGTGGAAGTGCACTTTCTACGGCTGCATCAAAATTCCAAAGAAAAAGCATCTTTAGAGAAACATGCTCATAAGTTTTCAGAACTTCGACTTTTTTGTTTACTGATCTCTGCTTACTTGCAAGATCTAGAACTTCAAAAGCAAGAGGGTTGTTTGGTAGTTTCTTGATCGGTGTATCAACCACCTTTCTTGGTCTACCAGGTTTTCTACCCGTCTTCGTCGTCGTTGTCATAATTTTCAAATCTAAATGCTACAATATCATCTGGAACTAAGTTCCCATTTACATCAAACATCTCAGGATGTTGTCTTGGTATCTCTCGATAATTCATCATGTATTCTCTGGATACCCATCCTGCGAGTATTCCTATCACTAAGGATAAGAATGATACAGGTAGTGCGAGCACTAATACGATGTCTAAATCAGACATGTTACCTCTTGTACTTGACTTATTTATAGTAGTAATTCAATTATACTCGATTCTATTACAAAAGTCAATCAAATTATCTTTTGTTCTCGTAAATACTTAACTGCGTCTATACAACCACCTAAATTTTTATTATCAACAACCACTTGTGGAAAAGTAGAACCATAACCAAACTGCGAATAAAATTCTTCCCTTGTAAAATCTGTTCCCAGATCATAAACTCTATGCTGAAGTTTTGCTAATTGCATCACTTCCTTTATCTTTTCACAGTAAGGACATCCTTCTCTACTGTAAACAGTAAAATTGTTCATATTTTTAGTAAAATTATATTTAGATTAAGACCAAGGAACACCTGAATACATTGGGGGTTCTTGCCACGCTGTTATTTGAGCAGCAATGTCTGTTTCTACTCTTGTGACTTCATCAGAACCAAGAGCATTCTTAACCCATGCGATTGCATTATCCTTTGTTATATCTGCGTATGTAACAAAAGATTCACTATCAGGATCAGCAATTGGTGTAGATCCATAATGAGATCCAGTGTATGTTTGATCACCTTTACTTACATCTTCAAAAGCATACCAGTGGATAGTGGTCACAACATCAGATAGACTTCCTACCGTTTTTGTTACATCCAAAGAGTGTACATCCCAAGTTACAGCCATTTTCTTTTAATTTTTTAAATATTTAGTCAAAAAAGAATATTTGAAATAATCTTGAATCAGTCATGCTTTGACCGAAATATTGTGATGCAGCATGTATTGATTGAGCATCAAATATAAACAGACGATTAAATACGTTACCAATACTATCAACCAAATCAAACTTTGTTGAATCGTAATAACCACCAGTGAAACACTCATCAATGTTACCATGTCTACTATTTCGCATTCCATTTTTGTGGGCATATAAATTAGTGCCACATTGATACGGTGCATCTGGAGTTAAATAAATCATGGCTGCCCATGTTTGATAATCACAATGATAAACTAAGGCATCCTCTGCGGTACAATACTGAAATCTACCATTCATTCCGTGATCTTCCCACTTTGTTATCTTAATGTCCATGATCCTCTCAAAGGTTTCTTTTGTGCCTGGTGCGAAAAATTGCTCCTCTGTACGAATACCCTTGTGATACTCAGGATTAGCAGAGAACTTTTGTTTAAGAGCAAACTCTCTAATAGCATGAGGATCCTTGTAAAAATCATCAACAACCCACACCGTCTTGTTAGGTTTTACATTTATTTGGGATGGTATAAACTTCATTCTTGATTCGCTATCTGATGTAATTGTTCACAATATTTGCCAGAATCATTGTAATGCTCCATATTCAGAAGAAAGTTGTATTGAGGAAAAGGTAACTTACGATCTGGACTCATCAATCTATCAGTTTGTAGTTTCATAGAATCAAAATCACTCAAATCTTTATAACACTCTGCTTGAAGAACTATATGTTCATTTCTGGATGGAGCAAATTCCTCTGCTCTCATACCACAATCGAGTGCATTTTCATAATTACCACAAAGTTTAAACATATCTCCCATAGCATACAATGCAAAGTATGCTAATTCATCTATCACCTCTGCTTTCCCTGTTTCTTTATAATTATGTTTAAAATTTAAGTATTCACCAAAATAAAATATTGATCTCCTTGCATATTCTTTAATATGATCCATACCTAATGGATAATCTCCTAAAGTTGAATCATAATAACTCTTACCAATATACCAAAAATGATATGGGTCTTCTAATAATTTTCTTGTCGGAACCTTTTGTTTTTCTAACTCTAAGGCATCAGTTAAAAACTTATTCATATCATCCCATGTTTCACCATCATTAGTGATAATATGTCTGAATCCTTTTGGCAGTTGTTCTCTCTGAAAATTATCTCCCACACCATCAATGTATATACACTCATGTCTGCGATCATGTTCAAACTTCCAAGCAATTTTTGAATTCCACAACCAAGTTCGGAAATAAATTGAACCTGCACCCATCGCAGTCATATTAAAGGATTGAATTGATGTATCATTCAAAGGTGTCCAATCAAAATCATCATCAACCTCTAGTTGTTCATCTGCATCCATTCTCAATATCCAATCACACCCATGATCAGATTTTAACGCTGTTTGTAAAGTGTGGTCACGATTCACACCAGGATAATCCCACTCATGATTATAAGTAAAACCAGGTATATTTTTTTCTTTATAAAATTCTTCTATAATACTCTGAGTTTTATCTGATCCATTACATTGAATCACCCAATAGTCGATATATTTGTATGATGACTCAAGCATTCTAAGAATAACTCTTTCCTCATTTCCAACCATTGCATTCAAGCAAATCTTACATTCTTTTTTCATATTGAAAGTATTCCAGGTAAACGTTTTTCATCTTTGATTGCAACCAACCAAGCAGTCACACAAGGAATGTGTGGTTGCATCTCCCAAGTATCTAGACGATAAGTTTGAAAGCGAATATCAGTGTTACGAATAAATTGTGCTTTATTTCTATCAGTATAATACCAGAAACTATGTTCGTTCCAGAAACTTACATGAGTTGGATCCTGCCATGCTCCACGACCATCAGTGGAAGGAACTTCTATCATTGCCCATCCACCATGTGCAAGAACACGATGTATTTCCCTCATAGTTCTAATAGGATCACGAAGATGTTCTATGATATGACTTGCATTTAATACACCAACGCTATCATCTTCTAGTGGTATACCAAGATCTAAATCCCAATTTACGTCAGCACCCTCCTTATCTATAGTTAAGTAACCAGATTTTGGGAATAGTCCACCACCAATATCAACCTTCAACAATCCACGAAGATCAGCATCTCTCTCTGCTAGAGCGAACGCATTTTCATTAAATAATCTAACAGTTTCTGTTTGTATTTTTTCATTTCTTTCTAACCAAGTATTATCTCCTGTAACTCTGTAAATGTATAACGGTTTTTTAATATGGTGCATTTTAGTCACCATGTATGTTCTAATCATTAACTCATGATCATCACATATACTTAAGTCTTCTTTGTGTCCACCAATCTGATGATAAATATCCTTTCTCCATGATCTCACATGATCAGGAGCATACCATATGAAACCTAAACTATGACTAGATGGTTCCCAAGTTCTCATAGCAGTCAAAACTTTATCACGAAATTTATATGGATAGTGTGTCCAACCATGATCAACATTGTATGGTACAAAGTCATCATCCCATATCGCTGCATCACTATAAGCAAAACCTACTTCTGGATCTTGATATGCTTCGTTTAATAATTGAAGACACTTTGGATCTATTAAATCATCAGAGTCAACCTCAACTAATACATCACCAGTTCCTTTATGAAAAGCATGATGTTTATGATATCCTACATTTTTTGATGTATTATCAGTCTCGTATATTGTGACTCTCTCATCTTCCTCAAATTCTTTTGGTAAAAGATCTCTTTTAATATCATTATTCAACCAAAGAATCCACTCCCAGTTAGTATATGTCTGTGCAAGAATACTATCATATAACTCCTTGTGATAAGGAGTATTTTTATGAGCAGGAGTAATTATACTAAACTTATGATTCATTCAAATACAATTATATAAAGATATTATAGCACCTATGTCAAGTTTTATCTATTTTTTTACTATTATGAACCCTCAAGGGCAGCAACCTTTGTTTTAAGAGTTTCAATTTCAGTGGT